GGTGGTGAATTATTATTAACAAATACAATAGGTAAATTAAATCCTGTTAATATTTCGTTTAAAGGATTTAGTGCTTTTACATTTAGAAATTTATATTGGCAATATATTGATAAAATAGATACAAATACATTAAATCTAGCAGAGTTTAATAGTGTGAATGATACCATACTTAAATTAAGCGCAGACCAGTTTAATAGAAATATTGTAGTTTATTTAGATGTAGTACCAACTAATACAAAACTACCAAATCTTACACTTAAAAATAATAAAATTGAGCAAAGTATTTTAGAATCGGTATATGATTCTAAAACGGAAAGTGCTTTAATTGATATTGATTTAACAATTGCTAATACAGATTATGTAAGAATTAAAACTCCTTATAGAGAATTTAATCAACAATTGGTTACAACAACGGATACTACACGTAGATTTCCATTAGATTTAAATCGTAATCAACAATTAATAGCAACAACAGCTAGCACAAATAGAATTACATTAGATTTAAAACGAGATTTTTTAAATAATGAAGGTTCTTTTAAAGTATTATTAGTACCAGCTTCAAATCTATATGGTGATGGTTCAGTATCGGAAGTTATTGTAAAACTTACTAAAACATTTGATACTCCAATTATTGATAAATTAGATTATCCAACTAACGTTTATATTCCAGCATACACATTTGGTGATGTTAAATTTAAAGTTGATTTTGAATCTACATTAGCAGATTATATATTGGTATATCATAGTACCGAAAATGATAATAATATTTTAGGTAAGTTTGGTTCGAAGGGTTCTCTTATATTAAATTATAATGAATTAAAACAAAAGAAAATTGCGTTACCACTTGATTTATTATTAGTTCCATATAATGATGGTACTAAGATAGTTAGAGGTGAAACGGAACGATTACAAATAACATTTTCCGATGCAGGTGTTTATGTATCTACACAGGATTTAAAGGATAATTTATTTAGTGCAATTTCTAAGAATTTAAATTTAACACTACAAACCGAAGAAAAATATTTATCACATATTGCATCTTTTGATAAAAATGATTCACAAATATTAATATCAAATTGGGATACTGATTTAACTACATTTACTAACTTTAAAAGAGATGAGTTAGGTAATCAGGTACCAGATGGTCAAATAAATAAAAGTGTTGTATTAAAGTTATATGAAGCATTGCCGGCAAACATTACTAAAAATGATGTTTTGTGGGTTTCTAGATTATCTTCATTACCAATTATACAAAAAGTAATTATTAATAGTAATCCTGAAGATAATACATTACCATTAAGAGCACCTAACTTTAATATTCAAACTGATTATGTAAAAGGTCAATCAACTATATATGAATCTTACAATGATTTAATATTAAGTGGTTCATCTACATCACAACAATTAGTAGATAAATACCTTACTGAAAATTTAGTAGAAACTGCTAAAATAAACATAGACTATTCAGAGTTTTCTAATTTTGTAAAATATAGTAGTGCAAAAGAAAGATTAACTAACTTTAGATATAAAAAAGAATTAGCTGAGTATTATGAAGATAAGATTATATTTTTAAGCGCATCTTATTACGAAACGGCTAGTGTTATCACATTAAACGATATTGAAACCTATACAGATAAACTTTCTACATTAGTAAGTGGATTTGATGGGTGGGAAAAAAGTTTAGTAAGTGGTTCAGTAACGTTTACGGCAGATACCGCTTCTTATCAATCATTTCCTGGTGGTAGATTTAATTTATTTACCGGTACTGGTTCATTTATTGATAATGGTGCAACGTATATAACCGATACTAATTCTACATTACAAAGTTGGTTTGTTGGTACATATGATTCTGCATCTTTTTATGATGATAATAATTTATCTTCATTAAGAAATAACATACCATTATTTATAAGTGATGATAGTGAAAACGAAGAGTTTTTATTATTCTTAGATATGATTGGTAACCACTTTGATATTATACACACATATATCAAAGGAATGACAGAACAAAGATTGATAAGTGAAAATAATTCATATGGTATTAATGATGAATTACTTTATAACTACCTACAATCATTAAGTTGGGATGCAAAAAATCTTAATTCAAATAAACAACTTTGGAGTTATACATTTGGACAAGATGCAGATGGTGATGGTATAATGGATGATGTAGATGGATACACAATTACACCTGAAGAATATACAAAAAAGATTTGGAGAAGAATATCTAATAATTTACCTTATTTATTAAAACATAAAGGTACTGGTAGAGGTATTAGAGCATTGATGAGTTGTTATGGTGTTCCACAAAGTGCATTAACAATAATGGAATTTGGTGGACCAGCCGATAATAGATTAGCCTCCGCTTCTTTATTTACATACGAAACACAAAGTCCTACATTAGTATTTAATAATAACTCTTATATTACAGCAAGTTGGAGTGGAAGTACAAAACCACAATCAATTGAATTAGTAGTAAAACCCACATACAATACATCTATTAATTTAGTTAGTGGTAGTGGTTTCAAATTATATATTAGTGGCGGTGTTGAATTTAATGGTAATGTTAATACACAATATGGTACATTAGGATTAGATGTAGCAGGGTCTACAATATTTGAAACAGCACCATATACATTCTTTGATGGTAATTTCCATACAATATTATTAACTAAAGAATATGATGGTAGTAATTCGGACTTTACAATTTATTATGGATATGCAGAAAAGGATAGAATTGTAAAGAAAGAAATTGAATATACAACCGCAGCTAATAATGCTTGGGAAAGTGGTTCTAATATTTACATAGGTGGATTTAGAGGTGAATTAGATGAAGTTAAAATATGGAAATCAGCATTAAGTGCTTCATTATTTGATATTCATTTATTAGATAGTGAAAATATGATTGGTAATTATATTTCTGCATCAACAGAAGATTTATTAATAAGATTAGATTTTGAAAATCCACATCAACTTTCCGGTTCTGCTATTCAAATTCAATCGGGTAGTGTAAAGGATTATATTAAAAACGTAGCACCTAATGTTATATTATCAAATATTACAAGTAGTGTAAAATATGGTGAAAGATTATTAGAAAGTGGATATGTTTCATATGTTAGTGCAAGTGGATTTATTTCAGCATCTCAATACGATAGTACAACACATCAACATTGGAACTACCTATATAGAAGTAAAGATTCAGCAGTTGAGTTACCAAACACAGGTGTAACAAGATTATCTAACAATAAGATTAGAATTGAAGGACAAGAATTAATAGGTGATTTATCTCCAACAAAAAGAGTTACTAAAAAAGCATTTGATACAGCGGCAAATGATTCTAATAGATTGGGATTATTTTTCTCACCTAATAAAGATTTAGATTTGAATATTGCAAAATCATTCGGTGGTGATGCAATTGATGATTACTTTGGTGACCCGGCAGATGAATATAATAACACTTACAAAGATTTAGATGATTTAAGAAATTACTATTTCCAAAGAATAAGTAATAGAAACATTTATGATTTTATTCGTTTAATTAAATACTACGATAAATCATTGTTTGTTAATATTAAACAAATGTTGCCTGCGAGAGTTAAAGCAACAACTGGTTTACTTATAGCTCCCCATTTTTTAGAAAGAAGCAAAGTTAAACATACTAAACCAACTGCTGAAAATACACAATTAGAAGGTGTAATTACCGATACAATAATTACAACATTACATTCTACATTTGATACGTATGAAGGTGAGTTGAATTTATCCGAATCAATTGATGTGTTAAGTGGGGAATATAACACATATGAAACAAATATTTTAACCGAAGATGTTACTACGATAGCCGGTGAATTTAATACATATGAAGTAACTATAAACGATATTGTTGAAGATTTAGTTTCAGCAACATATGATACATACGAAGGAACAATTGATTTTAAATTAAAAGATCCTACCATATTAACACAATATGACGTATTCGATGCTGCTACTATTATTGGTTTAGATGACAAATATAGTGATTATGGATTTAGTACATATTTTAATAATGGATATGGAAAATATCATTATGAAGAAAATGGTTCATTTAAATCTAAAGGTGTTAGGGCATTTTTAGTAACAAAAGAAGATACTATCATAATACCAAGTGCAAGTATAGATGGTATTTATACAAATGTATTAACATCATCTTATCATAATGAATTAATTATACAAGATTTTAGTGCAAGTGTTGGATTATCATTAAATGGTAAAGATAACATTGTGGCAATAGCAACTGCTAGTGGGTATTTACCTTCACATTATATTTATAAAGGTAGTAAACACATTGGATTACAAAATTTGTTTTATAAAGGAAGTAAAAATACATCTTATATTGCAAATGGAATTACCGGTTCTTTGACTACAATCGATGGTAAATCACCGGTAGAAGTATTTATAACTAATCCAACAGTTCTTAGAATTAATAAACAAGGTAGAAATACATCTGAACCAATATTAGAAGTAGATTAAAAATAATGTAACAAAAAAATATTTTATATATTTATAACAGAATAATAAACAAACTATGGCATATTTAGATAACACAACGATTACGGTAGATGCTATCCTTACAAAAAAAGGAAGAGAAAAATTAGCAGCCGGACAACCTTTAAACATTTCTCAATTTGCATTGGGTGATGATGAAATTGATTACACATTATATGATGCAGCACATCCAAAAGGTTCTGCTTACTATGATTCATCTATTATAGCAACTCCAATCTTAGAAGCTAGTCCAGATGAAACTCAGGCATTAAAGTACAAATTAGTAACTTTACCAAAATCTACTACAAAGATACCACAAGTTTCTTTAAATGCAACTTTAATTGCAGCTAAAACAACCGGTGGACAATTTCCTATTAATCCATCTACTTCTCCAGCAGGAAATAGAAATGGTGGATATACAGCAGTATTAGGTAATAAGAATGCTGGTACAATTGTAGGTGAAGGATTAACAAATGTAAATACTACAACTACTACATTTAGTAATAGTGTAACTGCAACTGCAGAGGTAGTAAAGGGTTTAACATTTACATTTATACCTAATAGTTCATTAACTTCAAACATAACAACAACTTTAACTATATTTGGTAACGAAACAGGTGGTAGTGTAACTATTCCGGTGACTGTTACATATGTAGCCGCAGTATAATAAAAAAGAAACAATAATATGGCACAATTAGGATCAAATACTGGTACACAACTTACCAATGATATAGCAAATTATCTAACACAACAAAGGCAAGCCGCTAATGGTGCAATAGATACAACACAATTAGCTACTATTATTAATAACTACCTTACAACAGGTGAGAAGTTAGTAATGGAAACAGGGGTAACAACTAACTCAGTATACAAAGTATTTAATACAACAGATATTGTTACTGCTAGAAATGAAATCGTAACAACTGGTATTTGGAGTAATGGTAATGGTAGTATTGGTGATATAAACTCTCCAATTGTTACAGGTTCTAATGCTGCAGCAGCAGGAAATAGTGGTAGCAAAACCGATGAATATTACTATAATGTATATATTAGTGGTTCAACCACTCCTGAATTTGCAGTAGCATATGGACATAAAACAGGTGGTGGTGCTCTATCATTAAAAGAAAGTGATGAATCTACATTACCTACAAAAGCAACTTATGCACAATATAGAGCATTGTTAACAGATACAAATGAAACTAATTTTCGTTTTTGGGGAACTACCGGTGAAGATTCATATAGTTCCGATGATATTTATGTAATCAATTTAAGTAGAGCCAATTATAGAGAAAGAATGGATGCTGGTAACTGGCAATTAACATTAAGTGGTTCAAAAGGTAACCTTACATTTATAGATAATAGTAATGAAAAATTCAATACTACAAATAGTGGTACAAATGAATTTAATATCGTACAAGGATCATTAAACTTAGGAACAAATACAGAAGCAAGTATTACTTCATATACCGCATCTAATGGACAAGGGTTTGGTAAATTCTATCCTGATTATGGTATGTTAATATTTAATCCAACCGCATTAAGTGCAAGTGTTGGTGGTGAATTAGCAGGTGCAACGGCGTTACAAACCTCATCTTATATGTTTAAACATAAGAATTTATATAACGCAATTAGTGGTGGAGCAGATTTTGAAGCAAGAAGAATTGAAAATGTATCAACAGCACATTACTTTGTAAGAGTTAACAATAGAGAATTTAACTATTCTAATAACCCTACATTTGTAACAGGTTCTCAAGGTGATTTCTATAACGCAGCATTTACAACTGATCCTGTTGTTTATCCTACTACAATTGGATTATACAATGATTCAAATGAATTGATTGCAGTAGCTAAAACATCTAAACCAATTGCTAAATCATTTAGTAAAGAAGTATTGGTAAAAGTTAAATTAGATTTCTAAGATATTGTTTGAAAGTATCGTAGAACAAAAATCAAACAAAATAAAACAAACCCAACCTTAAAAAAGTTGGGTTTTTGTTTATTAGAATATTTATATTAGATTATGTTAAAACAAATACCTAAATCAGATATTACACTTAGACCATTTAAGGTTTATAAAAACTTCAAAGCAACTCAAATTGATAGTGGTAGTGGATTTAATGCACATATTGCATACAATCATCCAGGAAGTTATGATACATTAACTACGGAAGAAGCATTAGAAAATGGTATGTGGCATCAACTACATACAATGTATTATAGAGACCCTCATAATCTATATACATCATATGGTACAATAAAACCAACATATTCTGAAATTGAAAAAGTTAAACAAAGAGTTTTAAATGATAAAGCATATGTTTATACTATTCCACAAATAAAATTTGGTGAAGAAATAAAACCAAATTCAATTGTACTTACATCACAATTATTAAATGAAACTATTTTAGATGATGGGTTTGGTAATTTAGCTTCTAATTATAATTCATACATCTTTAAACAAATTGATATTGAAAATTCTTTATTTATATTTGAAGACCCGGATGGTACTGAATTAACCGCAGATTTAATTTCATACGAAGAAGGGTCTGCAATTGATATTGAAAATGCTATATTTAAAATAAAAAATCAGGACACTTTTTATTTACTAAAAGTAGATGTAGAAACATCTTTTATATCTTGGTTAGGTGTATTCGATGTAAATGGTAATTTAAAAGTATCTCCGGTAATAATTGGTAATGTGTTTTATTCACATGGTATTATTACAATTACAAGAGATACTGATACTGCTAGAATAGGAATGTTAGATGAGGATTGGCAATTAAATTATCAATCTACAAATACTATTTATGAAAACGAAATTTTATTAGTAGTAGATGAAGATGAATTTAATACATCAACTAATCCATCGGCTGTTAATTTTGTTAATTTACAAAATGTAGAATACACTACATCATTTGAAGGAACTAAACGAACTAGTAAATATGATGCAGCAACTATAAAACCAGAATTCTTAGCATACGAATATAGTTCATCAATAGACCAAACTGGTTCATTTATCGCACCTTATGTTACAACAATTGGATTGTATGATGAGAATATGGATATGGTGGCAGTGGCTAAATTAGCAACACCAATTAAATCAACTCCAGACCTTCCTGTAAATTTTTTAGTAAGAATTGATACTTAACATATATTTATATTAAACAAAACGAATTATGGCAATCATAGACACATACAATAAAAGTAAAATAGCAGAGAAAAACGCTGATAAACAAGCTGTCGATTTTATAAAAAACAAAAAATTTGGAGTTGAAGCAGTTAATGGATTTACACCAAATTTAAAAACAGGCGATAAATCAGAGTTTAATATGGTTGATGCTAATGGTATTAAAACCGTTAAAGTATTTGATGTATTGAGTACGAATGGTGGTAAAGAAGCACCCTATACACCGGTGAAGAAATATACTTCGGTTAATCCTAGAAAATAATAATGGCAAAAAAGGTTACAAAAAAAAGTTGGGTAGCAAAAAAGAATGGTTATAAAAGTGGATTAGAAGATACGGTTTCCCAACAAATCGAATCAATGGGTATTAAAGTAGAATATGAAACTGAAAAGGTTAATTATATTATACCTTCCTCACCTCACACATATAGTCCTGATTTTAAATTACCCAATAATATTAGGGTAGAAACGAAAGGTAGGTTTGTATTAGCAGATAGAAAGAAACATCTATTAGTTAAAGAACAAAATCCTACAATAGATATTCGTTTTGTATTTACCAATTCAAAGAACAAAATAACTAAAAAATCCAAAACTACATACGCCGATTGGTGTGAGAAGCATGGATTTAAATATGCCGATAAGCTGATACCACAAGAATGGTTCTCAGAATAATTTGGTAATTTAAACTATTTTCCATATCTTTGGTATATGGAGATAATACAACTTTTTGATAAATACATAGGACCAAGTAGAACTCTAAAGAAAAATGAGCATGCATATCATTGTCCTTTTTGTCATCATCACAAACCAAAACTACAAATAAACGATAAAACATATAAGTTTCATTGTTGGACTTGTAATGCCGGTGGTAATCTTATTTATTTAGGTAAGAGAATTGGAATGAATGATTTAGACCTAAATGATTTAGTAGGTCGTTGTGGGATGAGTGAAGAAATTAGAAAAAAACTTAAAGATGATTGGGGTGGTTCTATTAAAGAATTATTAGATAAAATTACAGCAGAAGATGATGAACAAGAAAATGAAAATACATCACAATTATTTTTACCGCCAGAATTTAAATCAGCATTAGAATTATCAAATAGTATTTCTAATCCATTAGAAAGAAATGCAATAGCATATCTTAAACAAAGGGGTATTACTAAAAAACATATTATTAAGTATAACATAGGATTTTGTCCAAAAGGATTATATGGGGGTAGAATTATTGTTCCTTCATATGATAGTAGAAATCAATTGAATTATTTTATAGCAAGAAGTATCTTTCCTGAAGAGAAACAAAAGTATAAAAACCCTCCTGTATCTAAAGATGTTATAGTATTTTCTAATCAAATTGACTGGAAACAACCTATTACTTTATGTGAAGGTGTATTTGATGCAATTGCTCTAAAAAGAAATGCTATTCCATTATTAGGTAAATTTGTTCAAAATACACTAATGGGGGCTATAAAAAGTACCAATCCTGAGGTGTTTATTTGTTTAGATTCCGATGCTCAAGAGGATGCATTGGTATTATATAACAAAATTAAATCATATGTAAAGGTGGTGAGGAACATTAAGTTAGATGGTAAGGATGCGGGTGAAAATAACTTTCAAAATATTTTGAAATATCAGAAAAATTCCGTAACTTTAAGTTGGGAAAGCGTATTAAAAGAAAAGCTATCTAATTTCAGTAGTAGTATATTAAAATAAAATATGAATAAATTAAAGAGAATTTATCACATTGCAGACATTCACATTAGAAATCTAAAAAGACACCAGGAATATAGAGAGGTATTTGATAGATTATTTAATGATATAAAGCAAAAGGGAACAGAAGATTCCCTTATTTATTTAGCAGGAGACTTAGCTCACGCTAAATTAGAAATGTCACCGGAGCTTCTTAATGAAATAAATTATTTTCTTAAGAAGTGTTGTGAATTATGTCCTACCATATTAATCGCTGGAAATCACGATTGTAACTTAAACAATGCTGGTAGATTGGATGTATTAACTCCAATTGTAGAAGCATTAGATTTACCTAATTTAACTTATTTAAGAAATACTCAAAGTTATACCTATGGGGGTGTAAGATTTGATACATTTTCTATTTTTGATGAGAAAGAGAATTGGGTGTTTGAACCATTAACATCAGATACTAAAAATATTGCATTGTTTCATGGACCTGTATTAGATGCAACTACGGATGTTGGTTATACAATTTCCTCTCGTCATTTTACATCAGAAATGTTTGATGGATATGATTTAGCCCTATTGGGTGATATACATAGAAGACAAACTATGATTTCTCCAAAAGGATGTAAAGTAGTTTATCCAGGTTCTTTAATACAACAGAATCATGGTGAAGCATTAGACAAACACGGATATGCTATTTGGAATATGGAAGATTTATCAGTTGAATATGTGGATGTTCCAAATGATTATGGTTATTATACTTTGCACGTTGAGAATGGTATTGTGCCAGATGTAACGGATATGCCGATGAAACCTCGTCTTAGAGTATTCGTATCTAAAACCGATGCGGCAGATATTAAGAGAGTTACTACGGAGATTAAAAAGAAATATAAAGTAGATGAGTTCACTATTACTCGTACCGATACTTTAGCTCGTTTAAGGACGGGTAATAAAGATGGTAAGTTGAATGTAGGTAATGTGAATGACCCTCAATACCAAGCCGGTCTTATTAAAGATTACTTAGGTAGAAACTATATGTTAGATAATGAAACATTAGGTAAGATTGAGGATTTGAACAATAAACTAAACAAACGATTAAACGATGATGATTTAGTTAAGAACATAGCTTGGAAACCAATTAAGTTTGAGTTCAATAATATGTTCTCTTATGGTGAGAATAATATCGTTAACTTTGAGAATATGAAAGGGTTAATGGGTGTGTTCGCTCCAAACGCTAGTGGTAAGTCCTCTCTATTCGATGCTCTTTCATTTTGTATATTTGATAAGAGTAGTAGAGCATTTAAGGCAGCTAACATTCTAAATAATCGTAAAACATCATTTAGTTGTAAGTTAGAGTTTGATATTAATGATGAGAGATTTTTCATTGAAAGAACCGCTAAAACTACAAAGAAAGGTGATGCGGTTAAATGTGATGTAAACTTTTGGAAAATAGAGGGTGGTGAAATCGTAAACTTAAATGGTGATGAACGTAGAGGAACGGATAAAGTAATTGAATCTTATTTAGGAAAGTATGAGGATTTTGTATTAACTGCATTATCTTTACAGGGAAACAATTCTTTATTCATTGATAAATCACAATCAGAAAGAAAGGATTTATTAGCTCAGTTTATGGGTATTAATGTATTCGATAAGTTATATGATTTAGCAAGTGAAGATATTAAAGAAGTTCAAGTCTTACTAAGAAACTTTAAGAGAACTGATTTTACATCTGAATTAGCAACGGCAGAAAATAAATTAGAAACCTTAAAGGATGAGTATGAGGAATTTGAAATTGAGAAAGAAGGATACGAAGATAGACAAGATGATTTGAATGAAGAAATAACTAATCTATCAGCGCAATTAGTTCCTATTGATGGTAACTTAGATATTACTGACTTAGAAAGTAAACAATCAACTTTACAATCTCAAATCACAGGCTCCGATTCAACTATACAAACCAAATCTTTAAGTATTGGTAAGATAATGGATGTAATGGCTGAGTTGACAATTGCAATTGATGGTAAAAAACAATTCAATGGTCTTGATATAGAAGTTGTATATTCCAACTATCAACAACAACAAAAGGATTTAATTGAAGCTACAAAAATTTATGATATTGCAAAATTACACCTAAATTCCGCAGAAGAAACAATTAAACATTTGGATAATCATGAATATGACCCTAATTGTAAGTTTTGTTGTGATAATACGTTTGTAAAAGATGCAATGAGAGTAAAAGAATTGTTACCGCAATTGAAAGAAGCACTTAAACAAGCAACGATTGATGCAACCGGTATTCAACAAACGTTAGATTCATGGGAAGGTATTGAAGAACAATATTCACAATTTGAGGATTACAAAGCTAAATTAGAAAAGGGTAAAGCACTTCATAAAACCACATATTTAGAATTAAGTGGATTGATTACTCAAAAAGAATTGTATGAAGCACAATTAACAGCGGTAGAATTAGATATAGAAAAATACCACGCTAATGAAACTACTATTCAAAACAATGATTCTTTAGAGGAACAAATTGATATTAAGAAACAAGAGTTAGCCGGAGTTAGTAAAGACCTAAGAGAGATAGCTGCACGATTATTAGATATGAATGGACAAGTAGTTCAAACACAATCTTATATTACATCAGTTACCGATAAGATGACTGAAGCAAAAGATTTAGAAGAAAAGTTCCAAATCTACGAATACTACTTAGATGCAGTAAAGAGAGATGGTGTTTCATATGAATTAATTGCAAAGGCTCTTCCTGTGATAGAAGGTGAGGTTAACAACATCTTACAACAAATTGTAGAGTTTGGTATCGTCTTTGATATGAGTGGCAAGAATGTGAACGCTAGGATTGTTTATGAGGACCAACATTGGCCATTAGAAATGTGTAGTGGTATGGAGAAATTTGTTAGTGGGCTAGCTATTAGAGTTGCACTTATTAATGTATGTAACTTACCTCGTCCAAATTTCTTAGTGGTGGATGAAGGATTTGGAACATTGGATAGTGATAACTTACAATCTATCTTTATGATGTTTGATTATTTGAAAACACAATTTGATTTCATTAATATCATTTCTCACTTGGATGCAATGCGAGATATTGTAGATACATTAGTTGAGATTAAAAAAGTAGACGGGTTCTCTCAAATACAATATAAGTAGATATTTATTTGTATGCATGATGTTAATATTTTTAATGAGTTAAAAACAAAAGGTTATTATACATTTGAATTAGATAATCCAAATGAATTAGAACTATTAAATAAAATACATACGATTTGTTCTTGTATAAATTATACAACGGCTGTCCATACCGGAGCATATGATAATTATTCTAAAGATGTTGATTTCCAAACATTAGAAAAATTAAAAGAAAGTGCTAAAGTAAATAATGCTTGGCAATTTTGGTATCAAAGTAATGATTTACAAAATTATTTATCTTTTAAAGAACAATCTTTTATAAAAGAAATTATTAATAACATATTAAACAAATGTTATCCTTCCGATTTAATTAATAAAAAAGAAGATGGTGCAAGAAATCCATCTATAACAATGTTTAATGAAAAATGTTATATTAATCCACATGTAGATGGTTCTAATAATCTTAAATTATGTAATATATTAATTTATTTAAATAAAGATTGGAACGAAGGATTTGGTGGAGAATTGGTTGTAAATAATAATAAAATTATACCTACATTTGCAAAAGTGGCTATATTAGATTTTAAACATGTAAATCCAGAACACTCGGTAAACAAAATATTGGATAGTAACTTTAAACGATATACACTAATCACAGGCGTTAATTGTGATATTTCAAAAATAGAATATTTATAAAAAAGAATACTCTATAATGGCAGTTGAAATAAAATTGGCTCCGGATGAAAAATTAGAATTAGTAAGAGCACAAATTACAGATGCAACATTAAATTCAAATTACTTTAATGTAACAGAACTATCTGATACTTTTTCGGGCGGTAAGAATGCATTTTTAATTGCAGGTTCTGAATTATTAGAACCAAACACCGAAGTAAAAGTTCAAATTAGAGATAGTGTTGGTAAAGTATTATATTGTGAATTTTCCGATGGCTCTCCTGATGAATATTATGAAGGTATTTCTAAAGTAGTTGC